GGGTGCAAAGTTCATGCCTCAATACCGTAGCAAGTATTGGGATGGAAAGATCAGACTGTATAGTTCACATACAGGAGAGATCTATGTTGGATTACTTGACAAAGTAGTTGCATGGGCAAAAAATTATGGTTATTCAGTAGAGTTTGAGAACAATAAGTTCTACGGAACTCCATTTGAAGAAAACAAGATGATCTCTTATCAAGGGGTCAAGGAATACATGACTCGTATTGCTCGATTCAAACCAAGAGACTATCAAGTTGATGCTGTCTTTGATGCTCTGAAGTATAATCGTAAACTTCTGATCTCACCTACTGCCTCTGGTAAGTCACTGATGATTTATTCTGTAGTGAGATACTTTGCAGAGAAAGGTAAAAAGATTCTTCTTGTTGTTCCTACCACATCTCTTGTAGAACAGATGTTTAAGGACTTTGAAGACTATGGTTGGAATGCAGGTGAATATTGTCACAAGATCTATTCTGGTAGAGAAAAGACGAATGAATATCCTGTCACGATTACAACCTGGCAATCTATCTACAAATTACCAAGACCATTCTTCAAAGATTTTGAAGTAGTGATTGGTGATGAGGCACACTTATTCAAGTCTAAGTCTCTTGTCAGCATCATGACCAAGATGGATAGTGCCAAGTATAGATTTGGTTTCACTGGCACTTTAGACGGCACACAGACGCATAAGTGGGTGTTAGAAGGATTGTTTGGTCCATCATACAAAGTCACTCAAACAAGAGAACTCATTGATAAGGGACATCTATCTCAACTACAGATTCATGTTCTTCTTCTCAAGCATGATTCGTATCAGTTTGAAACTTATGAAGATGAGGTTCAATATATTATTGGACATGAGAAGAGAAATAATTTCATTAAGAACTTAGTATTGGATTTGAAAGGAAACACTCTCGTTCTTTTCAGTAGGGTTTCTACCCACGGTGAACCACTTTACGAATTAATAAATAATTCTGTGAAAGGAAACCGAAAAGTATTTTATGTTCATGGTGGCATTGATGCTCAGGAAAGAGAAAGAGTAAGGGAAATTACAGAACAAGAACAGGATGCAATTATTGTTGCTTCATACGGAACTTTCTCAACAGGCATCAATATCAAAAATCTTCATAACGTAATCTTTGCATCACCATCCAAATCAAGAATTAGAAACTTACAATCCATTGGTCGAGTTCTAAGGAAAGGAGACAAAAAAAATCAAGCAGTGCTATATGATATTGCTGACGATACCACTTACAAGTCAAAGAAGAACTACACATTAAATCATCTAGTCGAAAGAATTAAAATTTACAATCAGGAGAAATTTAATTATGAAATCGTACCCGTTAATCTTAAATCAAAATGAATGAAGAATTCTATGCAGTAATAAAATTAATGTCTAGTGAAGAAATCTTTGCTAAAGTTACTCCCTGTGAAGAAGAAAATAGAACTTTATTATTGCTAGACAATCCAGTTACTTTTGAAAATATAGTTATCAAACATCTAGGAGCAGTTGCTATTAAGGTAGAACCATGGTTGACTGCAGGTAATGATTCAGTAATTGTGATTGATATGGACAAGGTAATTACAATATCAGAAGTATATGATGAACAATATATTTCTGTATATAAGAAATACTTAAGAGATAAAGATAGAGACTCTAACCAAACAGAGGTTAATGAAGAAATGGGATTCTTATCTTCAGTATCTGATGCAAGAGTATTCTTAGAGAAACTATATAAAAGTAGCTAAGCCATTCCAATGAACCCTGACAGAGTTATTCTACAGATGGAATCCACTCTTGTCAAGCCCTTTGATTTTATGCTATAATGTAAACACAATTATAGGAGAATCATGAGATGTCCAGAAAGAAGTCAGAACATTATGTAAACAACAAAGAATTTTTAGAAGCACTGATTGTTTACAGAGCAGAAGTAAAGAAAGCACAAGAAGCAGGAGAACCACTCCCACGTATCACCAACTATCTTGGTGAATGTTTCTTGAAGATCGCAACGCATCTTTCTTACAAACCAAACTTTGTAAACTACATGTTTCGTGAGGACATGATCTGTGACGGTATTGAAAACTGCGTCCAGTACATCAAGAATTTCGATCCAGCAAAGTCTAGCAATCCATTTGCGTACTTTACTCAAATCATTCACTATGCCTTCCTGAGGAGGATTCAGAAGGAGAAACGTCAGATGGATATCCGAACCAAGATCATTGAGAGATCTGGATTTGATGAAGTCTTCTCAAGTGATGGTGACATCTACAATACTTCTGACTATAATACCATTAAGGAAAACATTCAGTCTAAACTTTATTCATGAAAATTGCCCTGATAACTGATACACATTATGGTGCTCGTAAGGGCAGTAAAATATTTCATGAGTTCTTCCAAAAATTCTATGATGATATTTTCTTTCCAACTCTCAAGGAGAGGGATATCAAAGTAGCAGTCCATTTAGGTGATGCCTTTGATAGTCGTAAGTCTATCGACTTCTGGGCATTAGACTGGGCAAAGACAAATGTGTATGACAAGTTTCAGGAACTAGGAATTAAGTTGTATAACATCGTTGGTAATCATGATGCTTATTACAAAAATACCAACGATGTTAATTCTGTAGATTGTCTGTTGGGACAATACAAGAATGTTATTAAAGTTTCAGATCCAAAAGAGTACAAGGTTGGTGGTGAGAACATGCTTCTCGTTCCTTGGATCTGCCAGGATAATCAAGAAGAAACTTTTGAAGTTCTCAAAAAATCCAAAGCAAAAGTTGTCATGGGACATCTTGAGTTAAATGGATTTGAGGCATACAAAGGTCAGGTAATGGACCATGGACATGATCCTTCTATCTTCAAAAAGTTTGATCTTGTGTACTCAGGGCATTATCACACACGATCGAACGATGGTAAGATCTTCTATCTTGGTAATCCCTACCAGATGTTCTGGAATGATGTAGACGACAAGAGGGGATTTCATATCTTTGATACTGAAACTCATGAACTTGAGTTTATTGAAAATCCTTATACTATCTTTGAGAAAATTTATTATGAAGATAACAATTACAGAACTTTCAATCCATTACCATATTCTGGAAAGATTGTCAAAGTAATTGTTCGTAAGAAATCGAGTCAGGCGGATTTTGAAAAGTTTATTGACAAGATTGATAAAGCGGGATGTGTTGATCTAAAAGTTATTGAAAACTTTGCAATCAATGATGAAGAGGTTTCACTAACTGGTGAAGAGTGCGAAGACACTTTGACATATTTAAATAAATATATTGACGACTCAGATTTTGATCTTGACAAGGACATTGTTAAAAACTTAATGAGGGAAGTGTATCGGGAAGCTTGCGAGATGGAATAATGTTTTTAATCACGATTTCTGGAAAAGAAGAAGAAGGTGCCTATTCAGTCCTAGATGGAGATGGTGAAAAGGCACTCTACCTCTTTGAGGAAGAGGATGATGCTGAGCGTTATGCCGGTCTTCTAGAGGCAGAGGACTACCCAGAAATGTCTGTTGTAGAAGTTGAAGACGAGGTTGCAATAAACACCTGTAACGTGTATAATTACCGATATGTGATTATCACGCCTGACCAATTTGTGATTCCCCCAAGAGAGCATGATTTTATTTCAAAAGATAAGATGGCGTAATTTCCTATCAACGGGGAATCAGTTTACGGAGATTGACTTTACTGACGCACAAACGAATCTTATCATCGGAACAAATGGAGCAGGCAAGAGCACTGTTCTTGATGCTTTGACGTTTGTTCTTTTCAATAAACCATTCCGTAAAATCAATAAGTCTCAGTTGATCAATAGCGTCAACGAGAAAGATTGTACCGTAGAGATTGAGTTTACTACAAACTCAATTGATTGGAAAGTTATTCGTGGTATCAAACCAAATGTGTTTGAGATCTACAAGAACAATGAACTTCTTGATCGTAACGCAGCAGCAGCGGATCAACAGAAGTGGTTAGAAGAGAATGTTCTGAAACTGAACTACAAGTCTTTCACTCAGATCGTGATTCTAGGTAGCGCATCTTTTGTTCCTTTCATGCAACTTCCGGCAGGAAGTCGTCGTGAGATCATTGAAGATCTACTTGACATCAAGATTTTTTCTTACATGAGTAACATCTTGCGTGAGAAGATTCGTAGCACCAATGATGAGATTCGTGAACTTACTATTCGCAGAGATCTTGTGGAAGAAAAGATCGACATGCAGAAGAATTTTATTGAAGAAATTGAGAACAGAGGAAAGGAAAATATCAAGTCTAAGAATGAAAAGATCAAGCAAAATCTGAAAGAGCAGAATGATCTTCTTGGTGTGAATGAATTCAAAAATAGAGAACTAGAATCACTTCAAACTCGAATCGAATCGTTTACAAGTCCTGACAAAAAACTTAAGAAACTTGGTACTCTTCGCGGCAAACTGCAACAAAAAGTTGCAACGATTACTAAAGAGCATAAGTTTTTTAACGAGAATACGGTATGCCCCACATGTGATCAGCACATTGAAGAATCTTTTCGCTTAAATAGAATTAATGATGCCGAGTCGAAAGCAAAAGAACTCCAAAAGGGGTTTGAAGAAATCGAAGAGGCCATCAGACTTGAAGAGGATAAACAAACCCAATTCAAGGTTCTTTCTAGAGAGGCAACAAACTTAACGCATGACATTTCTAAAAACAATACTAGGATCTCAGGTATCCAGTCCCGAACACGAGATTTGGAGCAGGAAATTCAAACTATTACCGAGCAACTTGAGAATAGAAATACTGAACGCCATGCACTAGAAAAACTAACCGAAGAACTGGAGGATCTTCAGTCCAAACAGTCTAATCAAAAAGAGAATAACGTTTACAACGAATTTGCACATTCTTTAATGAAGGATGGTGGAGTAAAATCCAAAATCATTAAGAGATATCTGCCTCTTATGAATCAGCAGATCAACAAATATCTTCAGTTGATGGACTTTTATATTAACTTCTCTCTGGATGAAGAATTCAAAGAGACGGTGAAGTCCCCCATCCACGAAGATTTTAGTTATGAATCATTCAGTGAGGGGGAGAAGATGAGAATTGACTTGTCTCTCCTCTTTACCTGGCGAGAGATTGCAAAGATGAAAAACTCTGCAAGCACCAATC